TTCTATAGCCGCTTTAGCTAAATTTTCTCCACCATCTTTAGCGAACTTAGCAAATAACTCTGTGCTTTCTGCTATATCATCCAATACAAGCTTTGGAGCAACACCGGCTGCTCTTGATAGATTTTCAAATGTTGAGATTGTATTTAAACTTGTTTCTAAAGTACCACCTTGTATACTCTGTATGGATTTAGCAAGTTTAGCCGCATTGTCTCCTGTTATACCTGTTCTTAGACTTAGTAAACCAAAGTTTGTTAGAGTTTTAAATGATAGTTCGTTTATACTACCAAACTCACTAGCTATAGCTTTTGAAAAAGCGGCTATCTGTTCACCATCTCCGCCTATTAGACTAAAGGCTTTTGATAGTATGGTGGTTTTTGCACCTAAACTAGCAGACTCACTAACACTTAGACCTAAGTCTTGTCTTACCTGATTTGCTGAACCGGCTATGTCCATAAATTGTTTTGCTAAAAATGCAATAGTAGCAACACCCATAGCTTTTGGACTACTAAGTAAAGCTGCAAAATCTGTAAACTTTTTTTGAAAGTCATCTATTTTTTGTTGAGCATCAGCTTCTATCTCTAATTTGTCTGTTAAGTCTGGAGAATCTTTTAATGTTTCAGCTAGTTGTTCTACTAATGGTAACATTTCTCCAAAGTCTTCGTTTAACATATCATTTAAAACGCCTTCTAAGTCTTTAGCACCAGTACCAACATCACCTAAAAGTTTGGCGTATTTTTTTGAATTTTTTATCTGCTCTTCAGTTCCTTTTTCAGCGTTCTTAGTTAATAAAGCGATTTGAGATTCTATATCAAGTTCTTTGTTTAGTCCTTTTAGTGTGCCTTTTTTAAAGTTACTGATTTGTTTTTCTAATCCTAACTTTTCTTTAGTTCTACTAACATTATTTATTTTCTCAATGTCTTTGTTAATACCTAGTATCTGAAATTGTAAATCTCTTGACTCTTTTAACGATCGTGTCCTTCTTCTATCGGCGTCAAAAGTTTCTCGTAGGGCATCTCTTATCTCTTTGACTGTTTTGGATTCTTGTTTTAAGTCTTTTAATCTGTCTTTTAAGTTTGCCATAATATTACTTGTTTGTTTTGTCCATATCTTTAATCATTTGTTTTGCAATATCATCTAACTTTCTAAGATTTTTTTCAAGTTTAGGATCATCTTTTAACATCTTTTTAGCAAAACTATTGAGACGATTCTGTTTCCATTTCTCAAAAAACTTAAATATCATACCTTCTCTATTAGCCATTACTGTTCTCCATAAGATTATTTTTGTGTGGAATTATTCAATAATAAATATCACATTTATCATTTTTTATAAGATGGAATGGATGATTTGTTACTCTGCTGAGCTTTCTTCATTTCCTCAGCTTCATCCTTAAAATGTTTTTGTAGTCTCTTAAAGTAGAATGTACGAAGATATATAGGCATGTTATATACCTCTGAAAAAGAGAACATACCTTGTGAGTTGAAACTTATTTGAAAGAGTTGTTCGTGTAGTTTTGGTTTATATTCCGATGTTAGGCCAAAGAAACGTAACGGTCATCGGGACCGTAAACTCCTTTTCGTTACCTTCATCATCTGTATATGAAGAAGTCATATCTACATCTGGCATAATACTAGCTACATGAGTTCTAAAAGCAATTGAGTCTCTTGATAAGAACTCATTATCTACGAAAGAATTGATACTAGCTCTTTTAGTGTCACCATCTACCGAAATAATCTGGCGTTTTAATCTTGTGGTTAATTCGTATCCAATACCATGTATCTTTTCGTATCCTTTAACCTCACCATCTATTTCTTTCTCATCACCTGATGTAAGTAGTTTGAAAGTTAATTTTCTTTTAGTAGCAGGTAATTCAAACTCAAATTCATTAACACCATTAGAAACAATACTCTCATCTAACGGTATATCCTTTAATGTGGTTAAATCAACCTCTATCTTCCTACCATCTATCTCTACATCATATTCTTTACCATACGCAAGTATTCTTGATGCGATTAAAATACTATTCTTATCACCAATCAGTAAATCATCTATCTTAATTGATTTATCTATGATAAGTGACTCTAATAATTTCTCTACAACCACACCTTGTTTGATAAGGTTAGCAGATGTTAGAATATCCTCTTCTTTAGCCGTCATGTATTTAATTTCTATTTTTCCAGATGATAGGGGACTACCTTCCGGATATAGTAAACCTTTAGACGGCAAATCCACTACTTCTGTAGGGAACTTGACTTCAGCCATATTTGACTCCTATGATTTATTTTTGAACTATAACTATTTTTTACCGAACTTTTCAGCCGCTGTAACACCAAGTCCAACTACTGAAATGTACATAAAACATTCCAGTATCTTGTCCTTGACCTCGAATGCAGAAAAGGTATCAGCACCCCAACTACAAATTAGCATAAAGAATGCTGCAAAACCGACAAACCTTTTACTAGAGATTTTAGCATCACTAGAAAGCATTTCTCTTAAAAAACTCATATTATCCTCTTAGAATTGTAAGATAGCGTAATCGTATCTTAGTGTTAGTGTAATATCATTAGGTTCGTTAGTTTCGAAGTTCATATCTCCAAAGTTAGCTACTTGAATCATAGCTCCCTTTAGTGTCCATTCCTCTACTTTATCACCAACCGGCCCTAAAACATTAAATGTAATATCTTTTTTATAGAAGTCTGAGTATCCATCTCTACCTGTAACAGATTCTTTATGTAAACGAACCCATTCCATAACTGCCTGTGCACCTGATGGTACAATGGGATCGTAAAGAGTTACTTCTAAAGTATCCCAAGTTCCTTTTCCTTTAACATATCTTTTCGTGTTAATGTGGTCAAGAGCAATCTCTTCAAACGTAATTTGTGGTCTGTTAGCTGCTTTAATAAGGTATGCAGGGATTCCTTCTATGTACATAATAAACCGATTTTTAACTTTCGGTTCAAAGGGTGTAAACATAATTTCTGAAGGATCGATTATATCTGCCATTTCAGTTCTCCTAATAAGTGTTTAATTCTTTCATATATAAATATAAACAAACTGAAAAATCGATACAGAATATTACCTTATTATTTCATAGTTTTTTCATAGTTTTTTGATATAATAAAAAAGGGGAACTAAAATGTTCCCCTTTCTCATTTTTACACCTCCCTATTACTCAGGAAATGCAGCACCCGTTGGTAGAACTGAGAAGTCCAATACGATGAACTCAGCAGTCCTTGTAGGTTGTATGAATATCTGTCCAACCAACTGATTTCTATCAACGACATCAGGAGTATTGTTGGAATCATCCATTACAACTTTGAATGCACTCAAACCACTATTGGATTGAACTGATTCTAAGAACGGATTAACTATGTTTAAGAATCTACTTCTTGTAGAACTATCATTCTGTTCGAATACCAAGAATCTACTTGAGGAAGCGATAAACTTCTTCAATCTGATTAATAATCTTCTTACATTGATTCTATCAAGAGCAGATGGTTTAGCTTGTAATGTTTTCTGTCCGAAAACAACTACACCTTGACCTGGAAAGGATGCGATAGGATTAACTCTACCTTCGTAAAGTTGGTCTCTATCGGTATGAGTTAATTTCTTCTTTGTTCTTCTAACATTAGATAAACCACCTCTATTTAATCCAGCAGGAGCAAACCATTCGTGAGCCACACTGTCTGTAAAAGCAATCACACCAGGTATTACTACTGATGGCGGTACAAGTACAGTACCAGAACTCTTAGAAGGATCATCCATTACTACCCAAGGATAGTAAGTAGCAACATAGTTTGTATCTAAATTACTAATATTACTAACGGCAGTAGAAACATTATCGTCTGCATCACTACTATCCATCACATAAAAAGCATCAGCACGAGCTTCTATTTTATCTATAGCATGGTTAGTAACAATACTGTGATGTTTATGAATAATACCAGGCGTTGCCAACATATTTATATCATACTCGTCAGGATTACTAACAGTGTTTATAGCTCTTTTGTAAGCTACAGAACCACTTGATGTGTTTGTACTACAATCAAATCCCATTACATTAGCAGAACTAATAGATGTTCCTGTATTAATTGGAGCTGATGGGTTAATGCCATCAAAACCATACTGCATTGGTACGGCAAACTTCAATTGTTGTTGTGATGAAGATATTGAGAGTTGTATTGTAGAGGTAGAAAAGTTGGTATACTTTCCAAACTCTTCACTTGTAGCATCTCCAAATCCCTTCATATCAGTTAGTCTGAATATTGCATTAGAACCTACACCATTACCTTTTTCAATAGGTGATAGATAAGATAAACTATCAGCTACCTCTTCAGGTAAGAATGAAGCACCAATTTTGAATCCGTAAGGTATATCTTCTTTATATGTATCAGCACCAAATTGTCTTGCGTTTACTTGAGCACGATTGAAAGAAGCGGTTGGTACACTAGCAGTAGCTTTAATAGGATTTCTTAGTTTTGCAAATCCCATAGGTTGACTACTAGGTTTACTTCTTAAATCATCCTCTTTGTAATCACCAATTCTAATGTACTTTGAAAGATTAGGATAATCACCATATGTAGTAACTTCACCATCATTACTTACAGTCTGAAACACATCACCGATTACTTTAACAATATAGTTAGATGAATCAGGATCCATATTTATATTACCAAAACTCTCTATTAGATTTCCACCTACATTATACAAAGCTAAAGTAAATTCAGAAAAGTCTGCACTTTTATTACCATTTTGTGGTCTTTTTATATCACGAATTACGATGTAATGATTGTTTGTATCTGTTCCAGCACCTCTCGTATAAACTTTGAACAACTCTTTGTCGTCTTGGTCTAGTATAAAAGGTGTTCTTGCAGACATAGCATTTCTACTTCCAACAGTTGTGATAAGATAATTTCCATCGGATGTATCAATTGTTTCTGTTCCTGTTTCATAATCTATACCATTATCAGCAATATTTTCTATCGAAAGAATACTACTTGTATCAATGTACCCAGCAGCTATGGAAGAACTAAGAGCAGTCCTAAAAAACTTATACATGTAAGCTGGTGCAGCTGTACTACCTATCGTTTGTGCACTAGCTTCTTTAGGTGCTGAAATACCTAAAAAGCCTGCGGGCCCATTTAAGGTTCCAGCACTATTAGCTGTTTCAAAAAGTGTTTGTTTAAGTAGACTTGCTGTAGCATTAGCTCCATTTATAGTCAAATCAAATGTACCAGCAGTAAGATTAGCAGTCAATGAACCACTTATTAGTCCTTCACCACTACTATTTGGTTCAGCTGGTAAAAATTGAGCAACTACCGTGTCAGGAAATGATGCAGTAGCAGCAGCAGCATTTGCACCACTAACTACTAAATTAAATCCTGATACCTTGTATCCACCAAGATATCCTACTTTTACTATTGTTACAGTTCCAGCACTATCTAAGTAGTTCTTAACTGTAAAGGGTGTGTAATAATCGCTATCATAAGAACCGAAAATCTGTTCAAATTCCTCGAAGTTTCTGATTAACGTAGGTACAAAAGCTGGGCCTTTTTTAGTTGGACCAACTATAGCTGCACCTATTTCAGATACTCCTTGAGGTAAAAAAGATAAATCTCTTTCTCTAGCAAATACACCTGGACTGACTATTCTCTCTGCCATGTGTTTTCTCCTTTAAAGGGTTTAAAAATTAATATGAAATTTGTTATATATAAATATAACGAAATATTTCAAAATACAACCGATTAAGGATTTTTTTAAGATTCTTCTACTTTTTCAACAGCTTCTTCTTTAGGCGCCGGTGTAAATACTCCAGTTTGTGGGTCTAATTGACCAGGACCATACTTTTTATTCAACTCTTCAACTAATTTACGTTCATTGTCTTGAATATCCTTATAATCAGCATCCATTTTTACTTCAGCTTCTTCTAAAGCATCAGCTTGTTGTTGATTAAGAATCTTCTGAACTTTTACTTGTCCAAATGAAGATTGAATGCTTTGATAACTTTGACTTAATTCTTGAAGAGACTTTAATTCCTCTTCACTAAATTTAATTTCTTCAGCCATTTTAATAACTCCTTAATTTATTGTTAACATTAATATATATCATATAAGTATACGAAATACGATTTTTTATTTCTTTTTTAGCTCTTCTATCTCTTTTTGTTGAGCTTTTACGATTTCTGTTAGTTCCTGAACTGCTTTTACAAGAGGTGTAATCAATTCTGTTTCACCAAGTTCTTGCATTCCATCCCTATTTTCCTTCCAAACAGGAAACTCTGAGTGTCCTATTGAATCCATAGCTTCTTTAACCTCTTGTGCTACAAATCCATAATGTATTCTATCAGGATTCTTACGTTCCGTTACGCTAGCATCATATTGTTCGAACTCGGGTGGATACTCACTTGGAGCTTTCTTCTTAAATTCTTTTGGTTGTAGTTTAAGTATAAATTCTAATCCTAAGTTGGTATCCTTTATATCTTTTTTAATTCTTCTATCTGAGGAATGTGTCCAAGTAGCATTCTCACCGAAATCGTTTGTGATAAAGTCTGATGCTCTACCTATTCTAACTGTTTCAGTACCACCACCGATTAATGGATTCTGATATGTGCTTGTACCAGAACCTATTACGATTTCTTGGTTAGCACCAGAACCTGATGCAAGGTTTCCAATAAAAATGTTTTGACTACTATTATTTTTCTCACCGGCTTTAAATCCTATAGCAACATTGTAGTCACCTGTAGCAGTATTTTGAAGAGCTGAATTTCCTATCGCG